CCCTCAAATACCTACCTGCGCTACACCTCGATTGGTGTGCGTGAGGACCTGTCTGACGTCATCTATGACATCAGCCCGACCGATACCCCCATCATGTCGTCCATCGGCAAAGCCAAGGCTACGAACACCCTGCACGAGTGGCAGACGGATGCTCTGGCCGCAGCTACGACCAACAACGCCTTGATTGAGGGTGATGATGCGACTGCCGCTTCGCTGTCTGCAACCGTCCGTCTGACGAACTTTACACAGATCGTTGGTAAGACTGTTCAGATCTCTGGCACGCTGGAGGCAGTTGACAAGGCTGGCCGTAAGTCTGAGAAAGCTTATCAGCTTGCCAAGGCTTCGGCTGAGATCAAGCGCGACATCGAGACCATCCTGACCGCTAACCAAGCCAAGACCAACGGTACTGCTACTTCCGCAGCCCGTAAGATGGGTGCTCTGCTGTCATGGATCACGACCAACGTATCTAAAGGTTCGGCTGGTACGAACCCCACCGGCGATGGTTCGGATGTCCGTTCCGACACCACAACCCGCACGTTCCTTGAGTCTATGCTCCAGAGCGTTGCTCAGGAAATCTTCACCGAAGGCGGGACACCTAAGTTGCTGGTCGTTCCTCCCGGTCTGAAGGCTACGGCTTCTGGCTTTACTGGTGTCGCTGCACAGCGTTATGTGACCGGCGCAGAACCGACCACTATCGTTGCCGCAGCAGGTGCATACCTGTCGGACTTCGGTCTCATCAGCATCGTGCCGGATCGCTTCATGCGCTCCACCGACGCTTTGGTGCTTGATCCTGAGTACGCCGCGCTGGCTTATCTGCGTCCGTTCCAGACCAACGATCTGGCAAAGACTGGTGACTCTGAGAAGACCCAGATCCTTGCTGAGTTGACGCTGGAGATGCGGAATGAGAAGGCACACGGCGGTATCTTCGATATCAAAGCTGCCTAAACTGTTGTAGAATCGGGGGCGGGTAAAACCGCTCCCGTTTTGGAGATTAAGTGCTAAAACTTGGAACTGAGGTGGTCAACGGAGAAGTCCGAACCACTTACGCAGACAACGAAGGTAATCTGATTACCAAAGCGGAGTCCAACCTTACTCCGATCATTGAAGCAAACAAGGCTTCTTATAATTCCACAGACGAGAGAGCAAGGTGGGGCAACGGCCAGATGGTCGCTGACATCCCGTTTCCCGTCATAGAGGATCTAAACCGACAAGGCATCTTGCGAGGCTTTGTGGTGCTAGACCAAAAGAGAATGAAGGCTTGGCTAAACAATCCCGATAATCGGTTCTTCCGAACCCGACCGGGCAGAGTTTGAGGAGAGAAGATGAGGAAAGATTACAAGGTCGCTATTTGTATTCCCACGCGTGGCGAGATGGAAGTAGGCACAGCGTTTGATCTAGCCCTGATGTGTGGCTACGACTCACGGTTCAGAAGCAAGGGCAAGCAAGCCCTGTACACCGTGGCCGGAACCCTGATATTTGATCAGCGCGAGAAGTTAGCAGAGTCAGCCCTGAAAGAGGGTGCAGATTATATCCTTTGGGTAGATGCAGATATGCGGTTCCCAAAGAATACGATTGAGTACCTGATCTCTAAAGACAAAGACATTGTGGGGGCTAACGCTACAACGCGAGTCCCACCGATCCACGGAACTGCAAAGAACGCTTGGATCAACAAGGAAGAAAAGACAATCAACTGGCAGAAGATCAACTCCAAGGACAAAAAAGGTCTGGAGCGTGTAACTGCTATTGGCTGTGGTGTGATGATGGTAAAGGCTGAAGTCTTTAAGAAAACACCCCGCCCGTGGTTTTGGTTTGAACAACTGCCGGGAGAAAAACTCCTAGGCGAAGATGTGTATTTCTGTGTGAAAGCGCACGACGCAGGATTTGAAACATGGGTTGACCACGAGTTCTCTAACTCTGTCGGCCATGTAGGTTCTTACACTTTTGGATGGCACGAAGTAGCCAGTAAGGAAAACAATGGCTCTGACGAGTTACAGTTCACTAAAGACGGCAGTTGCGAACTATCTTGGGCGCAGCGACCTGACCAGCCAGATACCTGATTTTATTACGCTAGCAGAACTCCGTCTGTCGCGCGAGATTCGCACACGGAAGTTGCTGAAGTCGGTCACCACAAGCACAGTCGCAGGGGACTCTACCGTAGAGATTCCCTCTGATTTTTTAGAGATGCGGGATATTTACCTCTCTGGAAATCCACGGATTACCCTGAACTACGAGAGTCCTTCCGCATTTACCCGCAACGCACAAACAGAAGTCTCGGGTAAACCCGGCTTTTACACCATGCTGGGTCAGGAGTTTGAGTTTGCGCCTGTGCCGGATAAGGTCTACACGGTCGAGCTTTTGTATTACTACAAGCCCACCCCGATGTCCGATAGCGTGGCTAGCAATGAGTTTCTGGCTAACTATCCCGACGCCTTGCTATACGCATCTTTATTAGAAGCCGAGCCGTACCTGATGAATGATGCCCGTATGACTGTTTGGTCAAGTATGTACGACCGTTCAATCAACAATATCAATACCTCTGACCAGAACTCAGAGTTTGCCGGTGTCCCCCTAACTATGTCCGTCACTTCGAGGTAACTATGTCCGAAATGTCCAACTATCTGGAAAATGGCCTGCTTAACGCCGTTCTCCGCAATACTTCTTACAATTCTCCCGCTACCGTCTATGTCGGTCTTTATACGTCCGATCCGGGCGAGGGAAACACGGGAACCGAAATCTCTGGTGGGTCGTATGCCCGCAAAGACGTAACCTTTGGCTCTCCTTCTAACGGAGTTTGCACGAACTCTGCCGCCGTGGAGTTTGCTCAGGCTACTGGCTCTTGGGGTACGGTATCCCATGTCGGTCTGCTAGACGCAATCACATCTGGGAATCTGTTGTTTTATACAGACATCACAACATCCAAAACCATTGAGTCTGGCGACATCTTCAAAATTGCTGCTGGCTCTCTTAGCGTCACGCTTGCCTAATGCTCACCCTAGAGGAACTCGACCAACTCGGCACTCTGGAGTCGATGCCGCAGTATCCTCTAGACGCAACGTGGTATGTAGACAAGGTTTGTGGTCCGTGGTCGCTAGACACAATGGATGCGTTTGGCACGCTAGATACCATAAACCTACAGATGGACTCCGATGCTTGGGGAACCGCCTGTATTTACTTTGACGCACCAGCAAGTTTTGCCGCCATTGGAACAATGGATGTGCAAATTGGAAATGAAGTAACCGCAGAAGCAATCATTACCGCTTTTGGAACAATGGTTGCGACAGGAACTCTTGTGAAAAGCGGGGATGCGGCAATCAATGCTTCTGGGTCTATGGTTGCTGGAGCCTTTGCAATACGCAACGGAGAAGCCTTAATTTCTGCCTCTGGAGCGTTTTCTGCTGACGGTATAAGGGTTAGGGATGGGCAGGTCCTGATAACCGCTTCTGGGACATTTTCTGCCTCTGCAAACACCGTTAAAAGCGGGGAAGCAAACATATCCTCGCTGGCAACCTTTTCTGCAAGCGCATTTAGGATTACTGAGGGTGCGGCAAGTATCTCCGCAACCGGCACACTAGCCGCAACCCCAAGCCGTGTCAGGACATTTGAGGCTCTGATCGCATCTTCTGGGACGATGACCGGAGAAGCAATCCGAGTCCGTACCGGCGCAGGATCAATGCTTGGGACCGCATCGGTTAGCGCTACCGGCGGATTTGATGCCTCTGGCTCGGCTAGTTTTTCTGCTAGCGGGTCGATGTCGGTGTCAGCAAACGCAGTTTTTAGCGCAAATGCCGCAGTTGCAGCATCAGCAAACCTTACTGTTATTGACAAAATACTTGGCGAAGATTGGCAAAACGTAGGGGTAAGTACTGATACTTGGACATCTACAACGGTTGGTGTAAATACTTGGACCACCGTGAACGTCGGAACAAACTCGTGGACGCCTGTAAACGCAGGGTCTAACAACTGGACAACGAATACGGCTGGAAACAACACATGGCAACTAGCAGGGTAAATTTCGGAGAATGGCTACCAGACCAGCCCGGACTTACAGGGACGGTAAAGGAAGCACTCAATGTCATTCCGCAGGCCATTGGATTTGGACCTCTACGGACTCCCGTGGACTACTCTCAGGCGGCAGCAGAAAGCCTTACAAACGTCACGGCAGGACGTAATCCGTCTACCGGACTGACCGAAGTATTTGCAGGAAGCTCTACCAAACTTTACAAACTAGATTCTGGAACGCTTGCACTAAACGACGTTTCCAAGTCTGGTGGATACACAACCCCATCAGAGCAAAAGTGGCGGTTCTCGCTGTTTGGAGATGTGTTGCTTGCCGCTAACGGGGACGAAAAGTTACAGGCATGGACGCTTGGAACTTCTACCGCTTGGGCAGATGTTTCGGCAGACGCACCAGAGGCAAGATACATAACCGTGGTCAGAGACTTTGTTGTCTGCGGTTACACAAGCTCTACAGACTCACAAAAGGTCCAATGGTCGGCGATCAACAACGAAGCCGAGTGGACCGGAACCGCATCGAACCAATCCGACTATCAGGTAATCCCTGACGGTGGTGCGGTGCAAAACATTACGGGTGGTGAGTTTGGGATTGTCCTGATGGAAAAGTCGATATACCGGATGTCCTATGTTGGAACCCCGGCGATCTTCCAGTTTGACAACATCGCTAGAAACCTTGGGTGCTTTGAGCCTAACTCTGTGGTTCAGTACCAAGGCATTACATACTTTTTATCTGACGACGGTTTCTACGCTTGCGACGGAACCAATGTCGTAGCAATCGGAAGCGAAAAGGTGGATCGGTACTTTTTTGCAGACTTGGATGAAGCCTATTCTTACAAGATGTCAGCTACCGTAGACCCAATTAGAAACTTGGTAGTCTGGGCATATCCTTCTTCTGGAAGTAACGGAAACGTAGACAGCCTGTTAATTTATAACTTTGAGACTAAAAAATGGTCTCGCGCAGAAGTAACTGTGAGTTTTGTGGCGCAATCCGCTACACCAGCCTATACACTAGAGGCTTTAGATGCTTTTGGCACGCTAGATTCGCTCACATCAAGTCTTGATTCTCGTATTTGGACGGGTGGTAAGTCTCAGTTTGTAGGCGCTTCTGGAGCCAAAATTGTTACATTTTCTGGGTCTAATTTGACCGCCACCATAAACACCGGAGACATTGAAATTCCCGGGCAAGCAAGCACAATCAACATGAGTCGCCCACTTGTAGATGTTGGGTCTGCTTCTATCGCTTATGCAAGCCGTAATCGTCTGGCTGACGCTATAACATTTAGCGCCTATTCCGCAGCAGATAGCGAAGGCCGAGCTGCATTTAGAACTACAAATCGCTACCACCGCCTGTCTATCCAGCCTTCAGGATCGTGGACAACGGCAATCGGTATTGATTACGACATCGTGCCAGCAGGATCAAGATGACATTTCGCGTATTGCCATATCAGGGTGGATCGCCTCGTGAGATTTCCGAGGTGGTCAACAACATTATGAATGGCAAGACCAACAACACG